TGGTAAAACAATTAAAAATTATATGCCAGATACAGCCTACTTAGATATAAGTTGCTTGGTTAACTATCACTTGTAGTATTAGTTAACTATTGATGTATCGGTAAAGAAGCGTCTGAGACAAGACACGACCACAATGCTGCATGTAAAGAATGTGGTGAGTTTGAAAATACAAATCCAAGAGAACTTGGTAGAGACGTTTGTTGTAAATGTAGGTGTAAAAAAAGTCGAAAAGCGATTAAAGAAGTTATACAAATAACATCTCATAGAAAATGTAGTAAATGTATGAAGATAATTGAAAATCAGTACATGCTGACTGACCAAAATAAGTGTAAAGCATGTGATAAAATTGATAGAGCAGCAACTGCTGAAAAGAACAAGATAAAACTAGAAAGTACTGATTTGGGTACTCTTAAAATATGTAATATATGCGAAAAAAAGAAGCCTATTGGACAATTCAGATTACGTCTTGATAATTACAAATTCAGAAATGAATGTATTGATTGTAATGTAGCCAAGATGAGAATGCTTTTTACTGAGTTTAATCTAAGAACGTTTGTAGAAAATCCAGAAGAATTCAAAAGAAATAAAGCAGAATATATGGTAAAATGGAGAAAGGAAAATCCTGAAAAATGTAAGAAAATGGATAAGGATTTTAAAAATTGTATCAGTTCAAAGATAAAGTATACAAGAAATTATATTGGAGTTCATGGCAGAACATGTCAGTTTTCAGATAACGAGATTACTGAATTAATTACTAGTAACTGTTTTTATTGTGATATTGAACCAAGTATGTTTGGAGATGACGATTATTGTGGAATTGATAGAGTTGATAACTCTAAAGATTATACTCGAGATAATGTAGTCCCTGCTTGTACCAGATGTAATTTTATCAAGGGCGGTTTGTCACCAGATATTCTTTTCAAACATATTGAAAACATTGTTTGCGGAACTGAAAATGACATCAAATTTGACTATAGTCCTAAATCCTTTATTATATATGGTCACAGTGCAATTAAGAAATCTAAAGAATTTTATTTAACAAAGGATGTTTTTAATAAGATTACTAAAGACAGATGTTATATATGTAGGAATGAGAGATACAATGGAATTGATAGAGTGGATAATTCTATTGGGTATATTATCAGTAACTGTAAAAGTTGTTGCTCAACATGTAATTTCATGAAAAAAGATTTGGACCTAGAAATCTTCTTAGGGCATCTCAGAGTAATGTATAATGTAATGAAACATTATACATTCAAAGATATAGGTGAGACTAGAATTCATCAACAAAACATTATCAATAAAGAAGTCAGTGAGATATTCAAACATGAAACTAAGAAGAAGCTTCAAGTTAGAATTAAACAAACTGAATTAACTAAAAACGAAGACTTAGAGATACATTATCTCGGAAATTCTTTTAAATCACTAAATTTGTAATACATACTAAATTTAATGTTTGACTAACAAAACTTTTCATTCGCAAATGACTGAATTTAACATTCAGAATACTTAATTTAATACCAAAAGACTGAATTTTAGGTCAATTCGAATAATTTAAACCTCCCAAACCGCTGACGATTTTAAGGATGTTCATAGAGACTGCGTAAACACGGAGTTTAGAGGCGACACTTGAAGTAGTTGAAAGTTGGAGGACTGCACTATCGATTCTAGACATGTTGACTGAACCAGAAGGTTGGAATTGTTCTGGGTTCAAGGCAAATGAGTAGACGTAGATACCAGCAGCTGGGGTCCTGGTGTGGTGTTGGTAAGGTTGTACAACGTTAAAGTATCTAGCCTTTCTGGTTGCAAATCTATCTTGACCATTTAATTGGAGTTTGGCATCAGCAAGTGGGTCATCTCCCAAATAGAAATCTGGGGCACTCAAACCAGAATCGGTATAATCAGACCATCTGTTGGCACCACTGTCAACATTGGCATCAGGTTGGACAACCCAGACCAACTCTTTACATGGGTGGTTAAAGGTGAGTTTGCTCTTGAAGGTGCTGGAAGAGAATGCTTCAGCGCCACCGAATTGCAATTGTTCGATAAGGTATTCGTGACGAACTTGGGCAAATTGTCTTCGTTCTTCGGTATCCAAGTAGATGTAATCGATAAACAAACTAGCGTTTCCGAGCGATGGAACTCCGGAAGTAGGTGCCAAGTTGTCATCGGTGATGTAACATTCGGAAGCAGCTCTAAAGGTAAGATTGAATTTAACTTCATGATATTGCAAGGCGATAAGTGGAAGAGCGAGACCTGGATTTTTACAGAACCAGAATTGCAATGGAACGTACAAGGTAGTTGCTGGGATGGAAGTATCAGCTTCATTAAGAGTACTGGTGTTACCAATCATGACATTGTAACCATCAGCACGTTCAGCAGTTTGGGTGAGTTCGTTCCAGATGTTCAACCAGTCACCGTAGTGTTTGTCGATAGTTTGACCTCCAATTTGGATTTCAACTTCCTCAATCAAGGCGTGACCAATGTTTCTAGTCCATCGGACGTCACCAGTGCTTTGGGTCATGGCTGGAAGGTCGACTTGAAGGTAGACTTTGTGAATCAAATCACCATTTCTGGAAACAGTAACGGTGGCTTTCTTTCCGAAATCAACTTGACCGCTAAAGTTTTGTTCAATCGATTCGATGGCGAAATTGGTATATTTTCTGTGGTTAACTTTGAAAAAAGTGATGTCTGGATTAGAGGTAAGAAATAAGTCTTGCGCTCCGATAGCTACGAGTTGCATCAATCCGCCTGCCATTAATGTTTATATTATACGTCAAGAAAATAAATTTTCAAATTTGAACTTTTGAACGTAGTCGAGAATTACAAAATTATTCAAGAAAATAATTTTAAGAATTAGATATTTGAACATGGATTGAAAAGTGAATTCTGAACAGGTATGTTTCGCAAAATATGAATTCAAGTGAGATTTATATGATAACTTTTCCGAACAATAAAGTTTACATTGGTCAATGTAATGTGTTGGATAGAAATGGTAACAGGAGAGGTTCGCGACTCAGGTTGTCGAATCATATAACAGAATCAAGGACTAGAGATAGCAAGATTGCGAATGCATTCAAACGTTTTGGCGATGACGTCAAGTTGGAAGTTTTAATGGAGGTGAATACAGAATTAGCAGGTATGTATGAAGATAAATTTATCAATTTATATAATTCGAGAGATGATAATTTTGGATACAATACGCAAAGAGGAGCAAAGACAGTCAGTAGGTCTAAAGAAGAAACATGTAAGAAGCAAAGTGAAACTAGACAAATTAATCCTGGATTTGCTGGTAAATCACATACTAAAAAAACTACAAGCAAGATATCAACTGCATTACTCGAAACAAAACGTTTTGGTCACAGAGGTCAAGAACTTCCCATGTATCTTGGTCTTAGAAATGCAAAAGATAGATGTGGTTATAGAATTAGCGAATATCATCCATTAATTGGAGATTGTAATCAACACTCGTTTGTCACAACAGAATATAATAACTCAAGTATAAAAGATGAACGATACTATAGAATCATGGATGAAAAATACAACTTATGTTTAGAAGAATTAAATAGGTTGAATAGAATGATATGAATCTAATTAATTCTGCAAGTACACCGCATTTAATACTAGAGAGAATACCAATGAAATAGTAGTCCCTTTTGCCTCTTCATTCATACCCAATCGCTTATATAATCTTAAAGAATACACTGTAAAAGTGATATCAAGTACGTTTATTAGAAAATCCAAATCATCGTCATTATTGAGAATACTAACTAATGCTATCAGAATACCCACTATATTCAAATTCCTAGTAACACTATTGTCAAATGTTATAATGTTATGCGCACTGATGAATATAGACCCACCATTAGTAATCCATTTAGAATACTTGTTTATCGAATTCGACATTGCTATTACAACTATAACATTACAAAATAAAATAAAACAGAATTCGCACAGAGATAACAGAGACCCATTCATAAAATTTACGTCACCATCATCTCAAAAATCTTTTTTTCAAGTACAAAGTATTCAAAGGGAAAAATGAATTTTGAATTCCAATGGTCTAGTACAATGCGAATCATCAAAAGAGACGGTACTAGCCAGGAATTATCATTCGATAAAATTCTCTATAGAGTTAAAAATTTATGCAATGACGAATCCTTGGGAAAATTGGATAGTATCGATTATGATGTAATTACTCAGCGCGTAATTGCTTCAATTTATGATGGTGTAACCTCTTCTGAATTGGATGAAGAAGCTGCTAGAATATGTGCAAGTATTACTACAAATGTTGATTACAAACAATTGTCTTCAAGGATTATAATCAGTAATATGCACAAGAATACCCCTGATTCCTTTAGTGAGGCATGTACTTTGTTGCATAGTTCACATGTCATTTCAGATGACCATTACCGACTTGTATTGAAAAACAAGGAATTATTTGATTCCATGATTATACATCCAAGAGACTACTTGTTTGATTACTTTGGATACAAGACTCTTGAAAAGAGTTATCTCTTGAAAATTAACGGAAAGATTATAGAAAGACCACAATATCTTTACCTTAGAGTAGCTATTGCCATTCATCGTGAGAATACGGATAACATTCTCGAAACATACAATCTACTTTCACAACATTACTATACTCATGCAAGCCCGACATTATTCAATGCTGGAACAAAGAAACAATCATTGAGCTCATGCTTTTTACTTGGAACAAATGATTCAATGGACTCGATTTACAAGACAATCTCTGATTGTGCAAGAATTTCGAGATTGGGTGGAGGAATAGGAGTTCATATCTCAAATATAAGAGCAAAGGGAGCGCCTATCAAGGGTGTAAATGGAATAAGTGATGGGATTGTCCCGATGTTGAAAGTATACAATGAGACTGCAGCTTACGTAAACCAAGGGTCTAAAAGAAAAGGGTCATTTGCTATTTACTTGGAACCATGGCATGCAGAAATCCTAGATTTCCTAGACCTTAAAAAGAATCAAGGAGCTGAAGAAAGAAGAGCGAGAAACCTCTTTTATGCAATTTGGACTCCAGATTACTTTATGAGACAAGTAGAATGCGACGGAGATTGGTATCTTATGTGTCCAAATCAGTCACCTGGATTACATGATGTTCATTCTGAAGAGTTTGATAAGATGTATGACGACTATATTTCAAAAGGTTTGTATACTAGGAAGATTAAAGCCAGGGAAATATGGAACAAGATTCTAGATGCTCAAATAGAATCAGGGGTTCCTTATATCACTTACAAGGACGCAGCAAACAAAAAGTTTAATCAAAAGAACCTTGGAACTGCCAAATCATCTAATTTATGTGTGGCTCCAGAGACAATGATTCTCACCGATTCTGGGTATCATACAATTAAAGAATTAGATAATAAGCAAGTAAGAGTATGGAACGGAGAAGAATTTACAAATACAACAATAGTTAAAACAGGAGAAAATCAGGAATTAGTAAAGATATCATTTAGTAACGGAAGTATTCTAGAATGTACATTGTACCACAAGTTTCACATCCTTAATGACAAAGGGAATGTTGATATAATAGAAGCAAAGGACTTGCTTGAAGGAATGAATCTTATCAAAACTTCTTATCCAATTTTAGATGGAGACAAGAGATTTACTATAGTAGAAGAGCAATTTCTAACAAGGAATGGTATACCGATTTTCTCGGATGTCTATCCAAATATTATAAATCCTCCAGTAAATTACTCTCTTGATAGTAAAATTAAATGGTTTGATTCTGTATGTCAGCATAGTACATTCAATACGATATCAAATTATATATTTATCTATATAAAACCTAGAGACGTCCAATTCCTTCAAGATATAAAATACATGTTACAGACTATGGGATGCAATCCTCATGTAAAGACAAGTACATATTCCTTGAAATTAGATTATTCAGATATTGAAACACTATATCATTTAGGATTCAAATCAGACAGGTTAACTAGAATGACGACTAGAGTCCCTAAACCAATGGTCAGAGTAACCGACGTCAAATTCACTGGTATAATTTCGGATACATATTGTTTCAAAGAAGAAAAACGCGGTCTAGGAATCTTTAATGGAGTAATAACTGGACAATGTAATGAAATCATATTGTATTCAGATGATAGTAATTATGCAGTATGCAATCTATGCTCTATAGCACTTCCAAAATTTGTCAAGTATGACAACCAAAAGAAACCGTATTTTGATTTTGACCATCTGCATTCTGTTGCTACTAGTACAGTACTTGCAATGAATAATGTAATTGACAACAATGAATATCCTACACCAGAAACAAAAAAGACCGATGACAAGAATAGACCATTAGGAATAGGAGTCCAGGGTCTTGTAGATGTATACATTCAAATGAGATTTCCATTTGAGTCAAAAGAGGCAGCTCAATTAAACAAGGAAATCTTTGAATGTTTATATCACGGTCTAGTCCAACAAAGTATAGAGTTAGCAAAGACGCAAGGCCCATATAGTACCTTTGATGGCTCACCATTCAGTCAAGGTAAGTTACAATTTGACCTTGCCAAAGACTTTGATAATATTAATCTAGATGATTATATTTCTGGACGATACGATTGGGACACAATCAAGGCAGATATTAAAAGGTATGGTATAAGAAATTCAATGTTGACTGCATTGATGCCTACTGCTAGTACTGCTCAAATTATGGGAAATTCAGAGTCATTTGAAGTAATGAACTCATGTATATTCAAGAGAAGAGTTCTTTCTGGGGAATTTGTTGTACTCAACAAGTATCTTGTAAAGGACCTTACCGAATTAGGACTTTGGAATGAAACAATGAAAAACAAGTTGATTATAGCTGACGGAAGTATTCAGACCATCTCGGAAATTCCACAAAGTCTCAAAGACTTGTACAAGACTGCATGGGAAATCAGTATGAAAGCTGTTATAAATCAATGTAGAGATAGAGGTGTATTTATCGACCAAACTCAGAGTATGAATCTATATATGGCAAATCCAACTATTAAAAAGCTGTCAAGTATGCATTTTTATGCTTGGAAGAATCATCTCAAGACTGGGATTTATTATCTCCGGTCAAAGAGTGTTGCGAGTTCTGGTAAATTCAGTGTGGACCCAGAAATGGAAAAACAATCCAGAGACCAAGAATTAACACTTCAATGTTCTATAGACAACAAGGAAGATTGTATAATGTGTAGTAGTTGAGCTACTCCTCTATGCAATGGTGTCATCATCTTTGTTACTATTAGACATTATAATGTTTTTAAACTCTTTATGACACAAGTTGTGTCACTTGAGTGCGTAATTGAAATGGGTCCAGATACAATATTTGGAATCTTTATGCTAGTAATTGTCATATTAACACTTGTAATTGCTATAATTCACGTTACGTGTCTAAGACCATATAATGTACGACCAGTGACATCAGTCTAATGATACTCGTGTCCTATAATGTCTCCTTCTTTCGAGACTATAACCTTGAGTTTCTTTGCGTTACCAAACTGTTTCTCGTAATTCAACTTTGTCTGATAATCTTTATCAAGGATTTCGCCATAACGTTTATTGTATTTCCTATCATGATATGTCCATAGTGTATCACTACCAATGCGAAAATTCATCCTAGGTTTAGACTTGTAATAGAATACAGAATCTTCAAAACACGTACCACTAGTCTTTATAACAAGACATTTATGGTCTTCTGTACATGAGTCTAGGATATTGCAAAAGTATTCAAATGTAGGAATGACTCCAGCATAGTCTTCATACATTTTTTTCTTATTCTTTATCGATGACTCTTTGAATATAAAAATGTAATCAAGATTACTTCTTAGTTCTGGTGTAATACCCATCTGATACTGTAGAGTCACTATAAAGAGATAATTAAAATGACGCCCGTTAAAGAAGATGCTTTTAATAGTCTTGTCCTTTTTCCATGTTGCAGCATCATGTTGCAAATCATCTAATAGTATAAACCTATTATTTGCTCTAGTCTTTCCAGTATCACTCTTACCAGAATCCTTTGCTTCTCGTATTTTTCTACACTGCCTAGCCATCATTTCTTCAATCAATTCTGGCTTGTACTCATTGTGAATGAATGAATCTGGTATAAAGTCTCCAAAGAATGGACTTACAGCTTCAGTTCCTGAAAAGACTATACCTGCTGGTATTTTGCGATGATGGTATAATATGTCCCGTGCCAGCCATGATTTTCCAGTCCTTCTCCTACCTAATAACAACACTGTAGCGTCAGACATCATTTCATCCATGTCAAACTCTTTAATCTTTACTTTATCCATACTAATATCACTTGACATTAAATAAAAATTGCAAACGTGTCAGGTAAGAAAAATGAATTTCGAAATTCAAATACATATTAAATGCTAATAGACACACACAAATATAACAAGGAGCTAACTAATATGCTCAAGTACTTGAACGAGACAAATCCCTCGCAACATACTACTACAATTGAACTTGAATTAAGGTTTAAAAACATTCCAATCGACTGTTTTTACCGTATACTCTCGGTACTTTCCAAATCACGTAACCCTCTAGAACAATACATCTTGGACCATTTTACATCAGACTCTCGTTACTCTCTTTTTGAAGGTAAAAAGTATCACAAGACTGTAAAAACAAGAATATTTGACTATCAAATTCCAGATTTTGACATTAAAGCATCTCTTTCGTCAGAATATTGTGACCCTAGTAATGTCTATATCTTGACAGATACTGATTACAATAACACCAAAACTTTTAGTACTTCTAGCATCAAGATGTCTAGAAAAAAGAAGAGGTATTCATTTAAATTCATTGGATTTAAAATAGACCTTACAATTGTCTCAGGTAATTCTAATCCTAAAGATACTTGGACGGATGCTACTACAGCCGTGCATTTTTGGGACAATGACATGTGTCATTGTACTTATGAAATTGAATTGGAAATGATTAAAGGAAGTACATTCAAGGACTTGATTGACGGAGTGTATTATATTCTAAAGTTAAAACATGATAATTTTATAGTACCTACATTATCACAGACAGAATCTACCCTTCATCAATACAATGCATTAACCAAGACTAAATTTGCAACATTCATTGGAGCTCAACCAGAAACACTCCATGGAAAGGACCTAAAAAATTTATATACAATACAGTATGCTGTAACAAAGAAATTGGATGGAGATAGATGCCTACTTTTTGTTAACCAAGATGCAGAAGTATATGCAATCAATTCAAATGCAAATCAAATTTTCGTAACAGATTTAAAGAGTCCAATATTTGTAAACACACTTATTGATTGTGAAAGAACCACCTCAAAAACCAATGTCACGTTTCATTGTTTTGACATTCTCATTCATAATGGAATAGACTTGAGGCACAATCAAGATTATCTTTTAAAAGAACGTCTCGACTTGTTACAGAATGTAATTTCTACCATACAATCTGAAAAGTATTATACCGTACTTGCCAAAGAATACATTTTTAAAGATATATTTGTGGCATCAAAGTTACTGTATTCACCAGATGACTCGGATGGATTAGTGTATGTACCAATAAACGACCCATACCCACTTAAAAAGAAGTGGCCAGGTCTGTATAAATGGAAACCTGTTGAATTAAATACTATTGATTTTTATAGTATCAACGTTTCTGATAACATTTGGGAATTGTATGTAACACAACCACATCAAAATGAAAAAAATTCTACAAAGACACAAATAGTTTTATTCGATGTAGAAAAGTTGACTGGAGAAAAAACGCACGATACCACATTTAAAACTACATTCTCAAAGGACCTACAAGACCCTAGTACAGGTATTACTTATAAATCCAATACAGTAATAGAATACAGATACGACACAAATCTCAGTTTATTTGTACCACTCAAAACTCGTTGGGATAAAACTGTGAACCCAAATAAACATGGGAACTTTAAAGACGTGGCATTGGATATTTGGAACAACATCCATAATCCAGTGACTTTAGATACAATAACCAAATTAGTGATTTACGATAAAGTTCCTTATTACAAGACATTCAGATATTCTGTAAAGAAGGTTAAAGAAAAGTTATACAGGACCTTTACGAAAAGCAATAGTAAGGTACTAGAACTAGGATGTGGAAAAGGAGGAGACACAGTCAAATGCAAAAATGGAAGTATAGTGCATGGATATGATATTGACCAAAATTCTATAAATGAGTGCAAGACAAAGATAAAAGGACAGAATCACTTATTTACACAATTGGATTTGACAGACAAATTAGCTCATCAACAAGTCAAGAACAATTCTAAACTTGTATTTGATGTAGCATTTTCACACTTTTCAATACAATATTTTTTCAAGTCAAAGGAAACATTAGACTCATTCATTGACATTATTGATACAAATCTTAAAACAAATGGTTCATTTATCATTAGTACAATTGATTCCAAAAAGTTGAGTCAGTTGTGTAATAATGAAGCCGCAATCCATTATATTGGAGACAACAAAGAGGTCTTGTATTATCTAACACATGAACCTTCTTTAAAGAAGTGGGGAAACATATATGATATGTCTCTGAATGGAAATAACCAATCCGTGAAAGGACTGGATGAATATATCATTGATACAGACTTTTTTATAGAATACATGAAAGAAAGAGGATATGAGCTCTCCAATCATGACTTTTACTCTGAAGAATTCAACATTCAAAATGACAAGCAACATGTACTTGAAGAGTACGAGCAAGATATATTCAACTTGTATAGATATCTCATCTTTACAAAAACAGAAGACATCTTGTTAAAAGTTACAAAAAGGCTCCAAGGTTTGAGTATAGACAAGCCTATTCAAAACCCAACAGTGGTTTGTAAGGCTATTAAAATGACAAAGATTACAAATATAAATCAGATAATAGACTCTATACAAGATAGGGGATACACAACGAAATTATTCAACAAAAAGATTACTAGCAAACAAGACATTATTACTGCATCCAAAGACTTTCCAATTCCAATAGAATTCATTGAAGAAAAGCCGTCAGTCGACTTACCAAGCGATAAGATATACATATATATTAAAAACAATCTCAAAAGCACAACATTTTACATTGTAGGCTGGTGATATAAAACTGAAATTTAAATCTGTATTATAGTATAATATGAATTTCAAAGAAATTAAGCCGTCGAAAGAAGATAAAGAAGCTGTTAAAGCAGATTTAGAAAATGCTATGTTAAGGTCTGGGATAAAGAAGAAAAGGACAAAAATCAGTACAGTAATTCAAATCAATGAACCTACTGATGTACCTTCAGAGCATTCTAATTCGAATGACGTCGACAATCTAAAACAAACAGAACAGCCTAATTCGAATGACGACGACAATCTAAAACAAACAGAACAGTCTAATTCTACTGACGACGACATTTCCAAAATATTCGAACAATTAGAAATCATCAAGGAATACAAGTATTCTAAACTTAAAAAAGAAACTTACCAATCTCTGATATTTGAAAAATATAAAAAATTCAAATTAGAGTCTGTTAATCAGACTATTGAGGAAACTTGTAATCGCACTAATACATCATTTTCTCCTACGAAATTACAGTCATTTCTGTATTATTACTATCCCAAGCATACAAAGAGAGGAATATTGTTATATCATGGTATAGGGTCTGGTAAAACTTTTGCCTCTGTATTAATGGCTAAATCTGTATTTGAAAAGGGAATGATTGACAAAGTTGTAGTATTACTTCCAGCAGCATTAAAGACAAATTTTGCCAACCATGTAAAAATCATTAGTAGTCAAATAAAAGGATTTTCTAGAATATTTACATACACATCTTACAATGGAAGGAGAGTAATGCCAGAATTAACATCAAGGACTCTTGTTATTATCGATGAATGTCAAAATCTTACATCAATGATGAAGAATAGGTCAAGTAGAGGAGTATTTTTCTATGGAAAATTAATGAATTCAGCATGTAGAATAATTGCAATGTCTGCCACTCCAGTAATTAACACTGGATATGAATTTGCAGTTTTATTTAGTATATTAAGTCCTGGAAGCTTCAGAATCAATGGAATTGAAGATTTTACACTCCGTTATTACGACCTTGATAATGATACTTTAAAGAATAGAGACCAGTTTTATTCAAAAATTGTAGGATTAGTATCTTATTACAAGGGAGTAAACGAGGGCTCAGAAGTATATCCATCTACGACTACAACACATGAGGTCCTTGATATGACTCCTGAACAGGCCATTTTGTATTTAGCGATATCATTCGATGACCCATTGATTTTACCAGGTAGTAAGAAGAAAGTGTTAGACTTGGCTGCTAGAGAAATTATAAGTGGAGCAGATGATGGAAGAACATTCAAAGTACCTACTAGACAGGCATCCACTGTAGTATTTCCTAATGGCATTTCTACTTTGAAAGGTCTCCCAGATGACCACGAAGGTATGCAAAACTTTTTGAATAATTACGAAAAATATTCTGTAAAATTTGCAAAAGTACTAGAACACATTTCAAATTCCAAAGGCCCAGTCATGGTGTATAGTTTTTTTGTTGACAAGGTATTATATGCATTCGAAAAGATTCTAGAACACAAGGGAATTTCATTTGTAAAATGGATAGGGGGCCAAGACCAACAAGATAGAGAGGCAATTCTTACAAAATTTAACTCTCTGGGAAATAAACTTGGTACAGTAGTGAAAGTTTTTATTGTCAGTAGTGCTGGAGCTGAAGGAATTTCTTTAAAAAATGTCAGACAGGTTCATCTATTAGAGCCTTATTGGAATGAAGCAAAAGTTAAACAGATTCTAGGAAGAGCTGTGAGATTGTGCTCTCATGTAGAATTACCATCAGAAGACAGAGTAGTAGATATTTATCGATATATAACAAGAGTTCCAGATGACATTATTGCATCCGTTGAAGAAAGCGGATTTAGCTTGGGTGACGGTGTTACGGAAAGGTTAGATGATTCAATGGAAGTTTCAATAGACACATGGGTAGAGAGTATAGCATACAGAAAGGAACAATACGATGCATCTATTACCACACTTGTAAAGGAATCTGCGCTAGACTGCAAGTTGAATGCTGCAAACAACACAGACGTTCAGGTATGTATAGAAGACTATTATGGCATTTAAATAAACAATTTTCTTTATTTTATTACATTACATTATTATACAGTCATGATTAAATATACAGTACTGGTACTTATATTACTACTGTTATATATATCTGTCTTTTTATCGCTATTTTTACTTGTCCAAAATAGTGACTTACAATGTGACTTACATACTGATAATACTCGTGTCAAACAGTTAAATTTACAACAGACAAGAAAGATAAACTCTCCAGTATATATGATATCGCTTGAAAAAGACTATGAAAGGCGCAACAATGTATACAAGTACGTTACACCAGATTACAGAGTAGGTATAGATGGAAAAAATCTAAACAAGGAAGAATTAACTGCTAAAGATATCATACAAAATCAAGAATTGAAACTAGGAGAATACGGGTGTTATTTAAGTCATTGTACTGTTCTTAAACACATAAGTGAGAGTAATAATAAAAATCCGATTTCTCTTGTGATAGAAGATGACATACAATGCTCATTTGAAGAGGTCAATCAAGTCATTGAGAATGTTAAATTGCTTGATAAAAATTCTTGGGATGTAATTTTTATAGGACATAATTACTATGAAACAATGAAGCCGAAAAAAGACGACTCTATTCGTCTTGTTAAAACATCAAAAGTTTGGGGAATGCATGGATATCTGGTAAATAATGCAAACGCTTACAAATACGAAAAGTTATTTCCTATAACTGGTCCAATAGACATTATATTACCAAGTGCTCTAAATGCATATTTGATAGAACCAAAAGTTATACATTTGGATAGTAAATTTTGCAGTACTTCTAATACACAAGGTATCAACTAATCCGAGTGGTAATACAAGAATCTCCAAGTTACGTCTTGTCGCATCGATTTTTTATCTACATTACTTTAATTAATGACTAGGGATATTTCCAACAACAAGATATCTCATCCAAATATATATGGACGTGTCATTCAGCATGAAATATGGCTCAATCAAGGTGTACAAAACACTGACACTCCTACGTTTGGTGCGTTACAGGTTACTGGAGACACTACTATCGAAGGGAATCTATATGTTTTAGGAAATTCTAGCATCATTAATACAAATATCACTGAATTTGAAGACAATATCATTCTTCTAAACAGACAAGAAACAGGTTCAGGAGTAACATTGAATCAGGCTGGATTAGAAATTGAACGCGGCTCTTTGGAAAATTATAGAATAGTATTTAACGAAGCAGATGACACTATTCGGGTAGGTGAAATATCAAGTACACAGGCAGTTGCCACGAGAGAAGACTCTCCTCTTTTACAAGGTGTAATGACATGGAATAATACAGAGAAAAGACTTGATTCTTCAGATACAATAACAATCCCGATAACCCTTTCATCTACAAGCACTTCAGCATTTACTGTTAATGGAGGAGTAATTATTGATAAATCTGCTTCAATAGGAGACACCTTGTCAATTCTTGGCACAAACTCTACTACGAAATCTACGTTATCATTAGACAACGCAAACGAAACACAATTCACAACACCTTTCGACTTGAGCATAAGTAGCAGAAACATTTTCATTCCATTAGACTCTAAATTTTCATTTGGTACTACTACCCAGAATTTTTATGTAGATTCTGTGTCAAAGGACTTTTCACTTACTACTCCAGGGAACGTATCGTTCGTATTACCTACCGGAAAAAACATTAAAATTCCACAATTGTCAAATCTAGTCTTAAATACAGACTATGACTATCTTGGAACAGACCAATTCAATAATACAGTTCTAAATTCTACAAAAGACATATATATATCCCCAAGTGCAGGACAAAAGGTAATTATACCAGTCAGTGTCTCACTTAATTTCGGAGATACTTCAAGGCAGATAATAGGAGGAGTAAACGGAGACATTAGTATAAGTGCCAGTAATAATATTCATCTAATTCCAGGAAACACACTAGATGTCCGTATTCCGACAGACTCTGGTATAAAATTTGGAGGGACTGGGTTACAAAAGGTATATTCGGATTCATCAGATGTACTTTATGTCAATGCCGTCTCTGACATTTCTCTTACACCTGGTCAGAAGATTTCTATACCAAATGGCAAATTCATCACTTTTAACAGTGATACAAATGTTAGCATAACAGGGACAGCTGGTAAATTAATACTTACAGCTAGTCCTGTACAAATATCTAAATTAAGCATTGTGTCTACTGAGAATTCATCTCCCGGAACTTCATTGGGGTCATTATACACTTTAGGTGGTTTGAATGCAGTAAAACAAATCTATACGTCAGAAAGCTTACGTTCTAGGTCCACGTCAGCCCAGTCCTTACTAATAGAAAACAACAATTACAACATTCTTAATGTTTCAAGTAATTCAGTTGGAAATGTAACAATTAATGCTGGAAATGGTCAAACGTCTGCATCTTTAACGTTACTATCAAACGACTCAACAGTAGGAGACAATCTAATTGAATTCAAGGGTATTTTTGATACAACAAATGGATACAGTATAGGACGCCTAGACAGAACACTTAGATTCAATATCCCTAGTTATACTACTTATAGCACAGTTGGGAATGTCCCGTCAATGACTGTGAAATCAGATATAAACCTCCTAAGTATTTCTAGTACTGGCCCAATTACCATAGAAAGCACAGTGAATGCAATAAATTCAACATCAGCAGCACTAATCATTAATGGTGGTGTAGCTATACAAAGGGATTTAGTCTCTTTTGGTAGAATAGTTCAAAGTGTAGATTCGACATCAGGACTCTTGTTACAAGACTCTTCTAATATACATGTACTCCGTGTAGACACTGTAAACAAGAATGTTATTTCTCAAGGAAAATTGTCTATTACAAATACGGATAATGTATCCAGTACAGTATCTGCTGCGATGGTAGTATCTGGTGGAGCATTGGTATATAAGAATTTGTCAGTCATGGGTACAACCAATTGCTATTCCAATGTCAATTTAAACAGCAACAAAATTACAAATCTCCTAGACCCGACTTCTTCTCAAGATGCAGCTACAAAGAATTATGTAGACCTTTATGCTCAAGGAGTAGTAGTCAAGAATTCTGTTTCAGCTGCAACAACAACATCCCAAGACTTGTCTACAGACTTTTTTGTTGGAAGTGCTATTGATGGATACACTTTCCAATTATACGACCGCGTACTTGTTAAAGACCAAGGAACATTGACAGAAAATGGTATATACGTTGTACAAGGAGTTGCTACTCCACCTGTTAGGTCATTAGATTACTCTATTGGGAGTAATGCAGCAGGAACGTTTGTATTTATCAAACAAGGAACATTAAACAAGTCTCTAGGATTTGTATGTAATTCACCACAAGGGTCGGATGTCATTGGAACAGACGACATTACGTTTACGCAATTTACTGGTCTTGGTCTAGTACAAGCTGGAGACGCTCTATCTAGTGTATTTAACCAAATGAATGTTAATGTAGACGATTCATCTATAGAAATATTTTCAGATTCCCTCAGAGTTAAAAGTACAATTGCTGGAAGCGGTCTTTCAGGTGGTAGTGGAACTCAATTATCTACAAACGTAGACCAGTCTCATGTACAAAAGGTAGGAACGCTAAATACAGGAGTATGGCAAGCTTCAGTTGTAGAAGTCCCGTATGGAGGAACTGGAAGAAATAGATTTACGTCTGGGAGTATCCTGGTAGGTAATGGAATCAATGGAGTTTCTACAAACTCAAAATTCTTTTTCAATATGACTACATCAAATCTCGGTATTGGATTAAGCTCCCCTATACATGCCGTTCATATAAGTAATGCGAGTATGGCATCTATACTGTTACATTCAGACACAGACGAAATCAATTCATCAGTATACCCTGCATTCACTCTACAGAGAGGTGCTACAAAAGAAGGCTCTGTCAAATTAACCAGAAATTTCAATGATTTTTCAACTGGTACATACAGGGACTCACTTCTTATCAATAGCTCTGAAACATTACAGTTATCAACTAGAAACGCTACTAGACTTACAATTTTAACAGAAGGAAGTATAGGTATAAATACCACAAATCCATCTTCAACTCTAGAAGTCAATGGTACATTCAAGACTACTCTTTCAAATACATTTATGAGTACAATAGACAGTACAAGTCCAACTTCTGGTAATATAGTTATTTATGGAGGCCTAGGAGTAGTAAAGAATGTAAACATTGGTGGAACAATGTATTTCCAGAATACATCATCAAGTACGAATTCTAGTACAGGAGCAGTAGTACTAAATGGAGGGTTATCTATAAACAATACACAGAATGCTAGCAGTAACACTGATGGGGGTGCCCTGACGATTGCTGGCGGACTAGCCGTTGCAAAGGACTTTTATGGGGCAGGCTCAAACAAATTGTACCAAATAACAGTCCAAGACCTAGTTACAATCGGTAGTGTAGAAAATGCTACAAGTACAAGTGGAGCATTGATTGTAAAGGGTGGTTTGAGACTTTATAAGGATATTTATAGTACTGGGCAAGTTACACTAGACACGCTAGTTAATTTCACTACGGCTAATATTTTAAACACACAGGGTCAATTGCAGTTATCGGTTTCAGGTGGAACGGCGATAATTATCAATGCAAACAAAAACTCTGTATTTAATGCAGATGTCCATATTAGTTCTGGTACATTAGCGTCAGGAACGTCATCAGGAGCATTGTTAGTGAATGGAGGTGTAAATGTTAGGTCAAATGCAATTATAAACAGTACATTAACTATACAGTCGACAATAGAATCAACAACAACGTCTTCTGGTGCATTAACAGTAGAAGGCGGGATAGCATCAAACAAGAGTATAAACGTAGGTAAAGACTTGAAAGTAAATGAAAAAATTAGACATTCCAATAATGCTCTTTTTACGAAAATAGAAAATACAAGTACCAATGGGTCATTATGGACATACTTGGGTAATACTCTAAATGCTTATACGCAAATAGATGACTCTTTAGAATTGGAGATAGACATTCCAAATTCATCTGTATCTCATGCCTATTCTGGTACTAATTATCCTACTTCAAATTTTGTGATATACAAGGGATTGTCAAACGACTATCACCTTTTTACACAAACTCCAGTGTCTACTATTGTAAATTTACAAGTTAATTCGAGTAATACAGAATGTTCATTGCTTTCAGAGGGAGTCTCTACTACACCTAATGGAGCGTTTTCAGGTTACACAACAGGTTGGACATTACATTATTCTACGATAGATACATTACCGACACAGACTAGAAATATTGGCTCTTTGAATACAGGAACTTTAGAAACACGCTCTAGATTACCTTTGATTAACACATTGCAATCAACTGGACCAATCGGAATAATACACCAATTGAGCCCAGAAGAAGTGACGTCTTCCACTGCGACGTTCCAAGATACATTACCAAGTCAATCTGGTGTGTCATTATATCAGGTAAAGTTGTCTACTAGCGCAAATTCTACAAACGACTATTACACCGGATGGTTTATAAAGGTAACATCTGGATTATCAAATAACCAAGTTAGAAAGGTAACCTCATATAACGGAGCATTGCGAGTAATTGGACTAACTGACCCATGGACTACTCAAGGTCCAGACTCTTCAGATACAATTGAACTTTTTGCCAACTCAATGGCTAGTGTTCATTACACTAGAGGCTCATTCATAACAAGTTACACAAACGTTCAAAGTAATGGGAACTCTCTCGTTACACAAGACCTTTTAGACTTAAAAACGAATAACGCTACTTGCGCTGGAACATTACTCGTAAAGGGTGTTGCGAGTATAACTTCTACAGCTGATGGAACTAGTACATCAGGAGCTTTACATGTTACAGGAGGGATAAGAGTTGACAAAAATACATACTCTAGGCTTGGGTTAGGAATAGGACAGAATTTAACTTCAAAGGCATCACTACTTCATATACATGACGATGAGACCACTGTGCGATTACAAAACACTGTCGGGTCACACTCTTTTATAGATTTTAGAGAGGACAACTCAGCAGACACATTTGGTATTTTAAGTAAAAGCTCGAATCTATTTCTTACAGCAAGCTCAGTGTCACAGACACCAGACCTTGCTACTAGAGCACTAACTGTAAAATCAAATGGATACATTGGTATAAATACTACTACTGGTATATTGTCACCTCTCACTATAGTATCAAATACTCTGATTACTGCTTCAAATACAACAGGATACTTGGGTATTTCTGGAGGAGATTCAGGTACTAGCGGCTCAACACTTGCACTTTATTCTAATGGTCACTCTAGCTCGGCTGGAAACGCAATCATCAATTCTACAAAGACTGTAATAGAATCTGGTACATTTGTCATTAAGGACTCGACGAACTCACTTAGTAGTACAGTAGGAAGTGCATTATTTTATGGAGGAGTGAGTATAGACTCTTCAACGAATTCTACTAGCTCAACACAAGGAGGTGCATTAACCGTAAGAGGTGGAGCTAGTATAAAAAGAGACCTTAGAATAGGTGGGTCAATTATAGTGGATGGAACACTTGTAGTATCTGGGACAAATTCTACACCGAGTATAGCATTCTCAGATACATCTAATTGTAGTATTGTCGGATACTCTGGTAATCAACTTGTACTAATCGGTACAGAAGCAATGTTGAGCTTTTATGTAACAGCAACTCCGATTACCGCGAATGCTACTTGTGAGTTCAGATTTGGGGTACCTACTAGAGTTACTAATTTTGCTAATAGAGCAGACTTGTTAGGAATGTGTTCTGGGTGGTCAGATGATACAGAATTACATTCTATATTTAATACTGTATGTACTGGTGTAACGTCTAGTACTACAGGAATAGTGAAATTTCAAAGTAATTCCATGGTACCTCATATTTTACAGATTATCACTAGGTATACTCCTATTTAAACCTGGGAAATGGTGAATTTTTAAATGAAATATTGGAGTTTGTCTTCAGTTCTGTAATCATTTGGAATCTTGTATTTTGGATGATACTTGGGAAATGTAGTCTCTGAATTTATACCTCGTAGTTTTATATTCTCGATAGTATAATAATACATTGCATCTATATGTTTTGTTATTAATTTGTCATACTCTGTCATAATATTATAATGGTATTCATAAAATTGAGTGTTTTTCGGAATTGTATAAATAAAGTTATGCACATTATTCATACAACTTGTCTTTAACTTCAATGACACTCTAAATATATCTGAAGTATTATAGGGATACTCTCTATTGCTTTTGTAAAATTTTTCTATATCTTGGCGACCCTTGAGAATGTTGTTTGTTCCTTTCAACAGACTAAAGAATTGTTTTGGGTTATAGTCGTACAAGTTTATTACACTAAATAAAAAGTTTATAAGCCTTGAATCGAGATACATTGATTCAAGCTTTGTAGAGTCCTTCATTTTTATTACCTTGGAGTCACTTAATTCTAATTTATTTGTGACAATTTCTATGTCCACATAATCATACATTTTCGCCTGTAATTCGTCCAAATGCTTCATAGTTTCTTCGTTGAGGTCATCAAGTGAAGTATACCTAACTCTTATATATGCATTTACCAATACACCTATAAATATGACAAGCACCACCAACTTGTAGTAATCTTCCTTTAAAAATTTAACAGCGATGATAAAAATGACTATAAATATGAGCATACTCTCGACTTTAAGTCTATCCTTGTATTTACCAGTTCTATACACAAACAGGTCTACGATATTATCCATTACTAATACTGTCAAAAAAATGTTCAAAATATCAAAATTTTCCCAACATATACAGTAATGCAACAACTACGAGTAGGTACGGATTGCTCTGGTATAGAAGCCCCAATACAAGCCCTTCAGCAATTAAATATACCGTTTATTCATGAATTTGCATGTGAAAAGGACAAGTATGCCTTACAGAGTATTCAAGCTAATTACAATCCAAAGTTAATTTATACAGACATTACAACACGTGACCACTCTTCTTTACCAGATATCGACTTGTATGTTTGTGGATTCCCATGTCAACCTTTTAGTAATATCGGTAAAAAACTTGGTATACTAGACCCGCGAAGCAACATTTCAGAACATTGTGTAGAGGTAATTAGAGTCAAACAGCCAAAGTTTTTCATTCTAGAAAACGTAAAGAATTTCAAAACAATTCAAGACGGAATTCCATTCAATCACTTGCTCCAAGAATTAAATGTATTGGATTACAGCA